CAATCACACATACACAGCCATCTGTGCCGTCACCGAAGCACTCGGAGCCGTAGCACCCGCAGTCACCTTCAGCGTAATGAAACGCGGGCAATCCAGCGGGATGCGCATGCGGACCTCACAATCCTCATTCGCCTTCGTAACAGCCGAAGCACCGGCCACCGCCACCATCTCACCATCGCGGGAATCACTACCCACCACAGCAAGCGTCACCGGAGCACTCAGGGCAGGGCAGCTCAGCACAATGTTGGCCGCATCGCGCCCCCCGCGCTCCGTCAGATCAACCACCCAATCGGCAGTTGCCGTACCACTGGCAGTCTTAGGCGTAGCCACACGCGCCACCAGCTGCATATCAATTCGGTTATGCGTAATCATAATAAACCCTCCTTATCGCTTCAGGTTAGCCATATTCTTCTTCATCGTGAGCTCAGAAACCTTAGCCAGCTCCTTAATGTTCGCCACAGTCTCATCCTCCAGCAGAGCATCCGTGCACAGAATCGGCAGACCATCAATGTTAGTCTTCGGCAGAGCAGCATGCGTAGCCGTCATGATATTCGTGTACGTAAGCTTCTCGCCGCGCCAATCCTGGAGACGACCCAGCGAGGAACGACCCATCACAACGCAAGTGGGAGTGTACCCACTCGGCAGCTCACGAATCATCTGCTGCAACATCTTATCTGTCACACCATGATCCTTGGACTCATTCACCATGCGCACAGCAGAATTCTCGTTAGCCATATCAAAGCCAACGCGGAAATTAAGCTCCTTAGCATACACAGGCATCATGCCCGGCTCGCCATCCGCAGTCGGATGCGGAATCAGCATCTCCTTCTGCGGACCAAAACTCAGAGCCTTGCCGCGGCCCCACACCAGGCGCATCATCTCCATACCCGTGCAAAGCACCCAGATAGACGCACCACCATGCACACGCTTCGTATTATCGCCCGTGGCAGACATCGTAAGGTAATCGCCCATCAGATCACACAGACCGAACATACCGTACGGACTCACGGCCTTGCCGTAAATGATAGAACGCTCCAGGTTAGCAAACACACCCCTGGTAGCACCCAGCATCTCATCATGCATCAGCGTAGCGTAAGCCTCGGGCTCAGCCTCCACCAGATGCTTGTGAACCCACACCAGACCGGCATGGTTGAAACACTCAGCCTTCTTCATCTCGTACGCACCGCGTACCACCGGAGTACCCGAATTATAAGGCACAGCCCCAATCATCGGAATGCTATTACGCACCTTCTGGAAGAAAGAAGTACCCTGAATCACCTTCTGGGCCATCTTCTCCACCAGCGGAGTAGCGAAAGACACAGCCTCCACCACCTTCTTCTCCACGGGAGTATTCACCCCCTGAAGCATATCCCCAAGCGTGGGGAAAATCATCGTACTATTAGTAGCCATAATCGTTTCTCGTATCGTTAAGCCTTGAACTCAGCCATCAGGTGATCCATCACAGAAACATCCGCTCGCGCAGCATTGTCTGCCTCCGGATGCACCTTGCCCGCCACAGCAGCCTCCTCCTTCTTCTCAGGCAGCGCACCAAACACCACCTCAGCATCCGCAGGACTCTGCATGTAAAGATTCTTGGCAGCAGCCACCTTCTCCTTATCCTGCGGGGCAATCACGCCCTTCTTGACAAGGCCATCTGCAAAAGCACCTGCCGCCTTCTCCTTGTGCTCATGCTCCTTCTTCTTCATAGTCGCCAGCTCAGCCTCCACAGCCTCCAGCTTCTTACCGGCACCCGCCGCCTTCTGCAAGGCGGCCTCAATGGCGGCAGAATCAGCATCAGCAGGTAAACCCAGCAGCGTCTTCAATTTATTCTCATCCATAGTCTTAATGCCGCCACCTCCGGCGGTATCTGCATTATCGCCACAATTCCCCGCGGGCGCAACATCCCCGCGTGGGGGATAGACATCCGGCGCAAACCGGGCACAGCAAACCTCCTCCTCATCCTCCGGCACACACCGCGCCGCGGCAATGCACTCAATGCGCTCAAAAGCCGGGTCATTCACCAGCGAGCCAACCTCAACCCCCTGCATCAGCAGCCCCATCACACGGCCACTCTCACTACGCCGGAAACACGGCGAACAATACGCATAACTGCCGCCCTCCACAGCCTCCCTGCCTGCCGCCGTCCACTCACCTTCCAGCACCACACCCTTACCCGGCACCCAGTGAAACCTCTTAGGCACCATAGCCACAGGCCCGCTCTCATGGTTAAAATACACACAAGGCCGCGCACGCAGCCCCGCCTCCACCTTCTCCCAGATGCGCTCCAGGTCAGACTGAAGCCGCGCACACGCCGCCTCATCCACCACCACCTTCTTCGTGGCCGCCTTGCCGTTAAACGTGGCAGAAATTTCATGCACACCCTCCGGCATATACATCAGCCCATCAGGCGCATGCCCGCCCGCCTCCGAAACCTTAGTAGTAACCTCGCTCATGCTGCCATGATACCCGCCCCCGCGCACACGCGCAAACCATCCGCATGGGGGAACACATCACAGCACCACACCCGCATCCCAGTCGTCCACCGGCACATACTCCCGCGGCACCACCGGCACCTCCACCGCCGGCTCATCATAGTAGCTCGCAAACCTGCCAGCCCACCACGCCATCACCAGCGCATCCGCCCTGTCTGGGGAATGCACCCCACGCGCCGCCATGTCACTCTTCGCCTCCAGCACATAGCGCCCCTTCTTATCCCACTGCATCTTGCGGTCCGTCAGCTGCTTCACCGTCTCCTGGTCAAGCCCGTCAGGGAAGCACACCTCCCCGCGCTCCAGACTCTGCCGGAAATAAAACCACGCCTCCGCATTCAGATTAACGAAATGGTCAGCATCACCCGCCGCCTGGCCGCCGTTGAACTCGCGGAACCGCCAATCACTGCGCTCCCTGGCCGCCTGCATAATCGCAATACCCATGCCGCACACATCGCCCCACGCATTCCACGGCTCCACCCCATGCTCACGGCACAGCGCCACCACCCTGTTACTGCTTCGCACCGTGTCCCGCTCCCGGTCCTTGTACACAATGCGCAGCGCATTCCCGCACCGCACCACCAGCACCGTCTCGTCACCGCCTGCCGCCCAGTCCACTGCCGCGAACTTGTCCCCGAACCGCTCAGCCGGCCGGTGCATCAGCGCCTCCTCCACATACCGGCGCGGAATCATATTGCTATCCTCGCCCGTAGTGAACTTGCCCATAATCATACTGCGGTAAATCGGGTTCCGCTCATAATCCGGCCCGTAAATGCGCTGAGCACGCGCGATACGCTCCGGCGGAATATGCGGGCACATCCACGCATCCACCTCGACCGTGTGCCACGCCGCCCGGTCCTCGTTGAACGCCCGGAAAAACGTCCCCGAATCCAGCCCAGGCGAACTCGTCATAATGCGCACCGTAGGCGTGCAGCGGTTCATGGCGTCAAAGATAGGCTCCGGCACACTCTTCGCCTCATCCACCATCACCATCAGCGGCGCACCCGCCGCCACATTCTCGTGGTAGCCCTCAGCCCTCCCCGGGTCCTTTGTGGAGAATGCCGTAATGAAACCGCCCTGCGGCGTCCGAATCTCCGTATCGTTGAACGTCCACCCCAGCAAGGTTGAAAACAAATGTTCATGCACCCGCAGCGCCGGCCAAAGCTGATTCTCCAGCTGCTGCCAGCTGCCCGAAGTCACCGCACATCGCCCCCGCGGGAACGCATACAGCCACCACAACAGCAGGACCACATTAACCGCCGCCGTTTTACCGCTGCCGTTAGCCGCCACCACAGCAACCTCAGCCCGCCGGTGCCGGCACGCCTCAACAGCCTCCATTTGCCACGGGTACAGCGTCATGCCCAGATACCTGTACGCAAACATGGCAGGGCTCAGCTTACCCTCTGGAATCAACCTCTCCATCACACCCCCCTCCAGGTGGCGGAGTAGCCGCCTGAGCCGCCGCCAGCGCAGCCAGGAACGCCGCATCCTCCTCCGCCGTATGCTTCGGCAGCAGATCCGCGCCATCCCTACCCGTAATCTCCATCTGCGTGCGGTCGCCGAACCTCTTAGGCACCAGCTTGCACAGCAGCCATTTAAGCGTATCAATCTCTAATTTTACCGCCTGGAGTCGTGCATGGCCGCACTCTTCGTCACGCGCCACCTCATGCCCCAGCTCGCACAGCGTCAGCACCTTATCCTCCAGCACCGCCAGCCGCATCTCGCACGCGCGCGCGTACTGCTCCGCGAATCCCGGCCACGCCTGCGCCCATCGCAGCGCCGTAGCGATACCGATACCCTCAGCCTCCGCCGCCTTCCGCAAGCTCGCCCCCTCGGCTATGGCCGCGCAGATGCGCTCACCCGCCGCCACCGTATACCGGCTCTGACCGCCGCGCTTCCTGCCCATCTCTCTACCCATTCGGCACCTCCCTTCATCCAAAATCATCCAGCGCCTCCAGCGCCCGCTCAATCTCATCCAACTCGCGGAAGAAATCATCATCCATCACCGCGCCCGTCACCTCGAACACATCCGGGTCATCACCCGTGGGGGAAATGCGAATACCCTCATCCTCGTTCCGCTGCACAATGCGCCGCCTGGCATCCTCCGGCAGAGCCCTCACACTAGCCCTTGCACTGTTCGCCAGCACCACATCCAGACCGAACCGCGCATACTCAGCAGGCACCTCCACCGGCTCGCCGGGAGCCAGCAGACCCAGCGCCTCGCACTCCTCGCGCGTCACCTCCTCCACCAGCATCCACGAATTGAACCCGAAGGGCGGAAACGGATTGTTGAAACCGCCCTGGTCAGGCGAATTACGCGCCAGCCAGAACTCAATATCCGTCTTCAGCCTCACCGCGCCCTCATGCGCCACGTGATCCTTTCGCTTGATACGCGCACCAGGCTGCCGCACAAACCTCCAGCCAGGGTACTGCTGCAACCTCACCGGGTCAAAAGCCTGCTGGAACTCCCTGTACCCGGCTGCCATATCACACTGCGTCCGGAAAATAAGCTGCAACCTCGCAATGCTGTCAATGTTACCCACGTTCTTCTGGTACTCCTGCACCTCCTCCGGACTCATACCCTGCGGCATGAACTCCACCGTAGGCATCTCACAGCTCGCCCTCAGCCGGCGCATCATCGCCCACGCCTCGCTCACAAACTCCGCGTCAGAAATCCCGCGATCCATCGCGCTCAGCACCAGCTCGCGGATAGCCTGGAGCAGATGCTCATCCTCCACAGAACTCAGGAAAAACTTACCCAGCCGTTCCTCCGGAGCCAGCATCGCCCACTCCCGCGCCGTCCTCGGCGTGGCATCCACCTGCAAACCCTCGAAATACTTGGAAAACGGATTGCTGCTCATGACCACATGCTAATGCTTTTTGCCTTCCGTGTCAACCGGGCAGGAAGGGGGCAAGTTCTCAAACAGCGGCAGCCCGCTCATACCCCTCCGCCCCTTCTTCCTGCGCCCTCGGTTCACCCGGCCGGACATACCGCCCAGCAACCCGCTGAAGCGAGCGCCCAGAGCCAGCAGCCCATGCAGGAACACTCTCGCCGCAAACACCGCCTCATCAAGCTCAGTCGTCTCCAGGCCGACCTCCACTCGCCGCGGCTTCATGCGCATATTCCCATCCATCCACACCATGAACCGCAGCGTGTACGCACCAGGCTCGCCATTAGCGCACCTCTTCTGCCGCAGAAACTTCCGCACCAGCACCCCATCGCCCAGGTTCATGCTTCACCTCCTTCCCCTCCTGAAACGCCCCTCAGACCCTCGAAAAACTCCTTGCGAGCCTCCTCCGTCATAGGTGTGCGGGGAGCCTCCTGCTCGCGCTCCTTGGCCTTCCTGCGTGCCGTAGCTGCGGCTTTACGCTGTTCCCGGTCATCCACCTTGCACCACTCCAGCGCATTGCGGCACACATCAGGTAGGCTCTCAAACACCCACCGGAACGCAGGGGGGCGGTGCACGCCGTGCAGCTTGTCCGCCGGAGCCTCCCAGAACCGCCTCAGCGCCTCCAGCTCCGCATCGGTAGGGGTGTACCCGGTCAGGTACATCACACGGCCCGCCGCGTCCACATCTCGCGGCACGGTGCGCATCCGGGCGAGCTGCGACAGGGCAGAGCAGACACGACACAGCCATGCCCCATACCCCTCATCAACCTCCATGAGTGGGGGCTGTTCACCCGTGGCACGGTAACGCTCGCCGCGTTCCCTATGGAGCGTTGCTTTATCATCTCCCTTATTATTATATACATCTCTCTTTCTAGGTAACGCCGCCTGTAACGAATCTGTAACGCCGTCAGCGTTACATTTTGCGTTACTATTCCGGTACCTTGCCACCCGTTCCGCAGTTACAGCACGGCCCTTTGCACCCTCTCCATTGTGCTGCTCAAAATCTACCGCGTGCACAATGCAGTCCTCATGGACCTCAGCCCAACCCACAGTCACCAGAGCATCGCAGAGCTTCCTGACACCCAGCATCTCATCCACCTGCCGCGGAGTGAGCCCGGTGCATCCATCCGTGCACTGCTCGTCCAGCCAGCAGAACCAATCCACCGCCGCGCCCAGCGCCTTCAGCCGGTCACACTTCAGCACCGCAGCCAGCCGCATAATCTTGGCCGACCTCGGCAGCCCCGTCATAACCTTTATCCAGTTTGCCATATCAACCTCCAATCAGACGTTTTCTAAGAACCTTAAATGCGACCGCAGCCACCAGCGGAACCTGTCCGTTCCCAAGGGCTCTAAGGCGGTCCACCCTATGGGCCACCCCATCAGCCACTCGACCCATTCCGGGTTCAGCGCCCCACCACAGACCGCATTCAGCGGCCGGGTATTCCTCCTCTGCTGCGCAGCTCCCCCGTTGTTCTTCGCATCTTGGCAGGTGGGTGTGGGGTACAGCTCCCGCACCTGCTCCGCCAAACTCAGCTGCCGCCCTTTCGCTCGCCGGCGTGCGAGAGCCTCCTCGCTGTACTCCGTATGCTTCCAATCGGTAGCTTGCGGCGTTCTCCACCTCTCGCCCGGCATCCAGTCCGTCCGCGCCACCTCCATGAGCCCCTTCGGCCCCTTGGTATTCCCGCCCTTGTTCGGGGCATTGCAAGCTGTCGGCGTGGGTATCATGTGCAAGCAGCCACAATCTCTTGCGGAC